CCTGATGGTGGTGGCACAGGTACGTTTACCCTAGCCTCACCTAACAGCAATACAAACCGAACCCTTACTTTACCTGATGCAGCTGGTGAGTTGCTTACGTCTACTGGTGTAGGGTCTGGCCTTACATCCTTGACTTCTGCCAACTTAACTGGTGCCTTACCAGCCCTTGATGGCTCTGCTCTAACAGGCGTACCGAACAGCAGTAAGGATGTAGCCATCCTGTTCCTGTACGCCTCTGAAACCCAATCAAAACGATTGAATATGGTAGATGGTATTGTTGATGCCTTTAAGACATCTACAGATGTAGCACCTAATGGTGACTTAGACTTCGCATATGGAAGTATTACCACCCGTGCAGCGGCTAACTCGCCAAGTAACATGACAAGTCTTACCGCACCAGCCCCCCTCGTTGCATCAGCAAGTGCTGGCACAGACGCATGGCAGGCTTTTGATGGTAGTAACGGCTCATATGCGGGCGGCACTTCCACTCTTCCGTGGAGTGTCCAAGTGGATATGGGTACTTCAGTAACTACTGAAGAGTACACTATTGCATGTAGGTTGACTTCTTATAACTACTATTGGAAGGCTTGGACTTTTTATGGGTCTAATGACGGCTCCACATGGGTCACAATAGACTCCAAATCTGGAAAGACTGCCGCATTTTGGTCTCCTCAAGAGCAGCAGTTCCCCATTTCCTCCAGAACTTATAGGTACTGGAAGTGGACTGTTACCCAACTGGGTGCGGGCGGTCTCCAAGCTATTGTCGGTACGTTGGGCGTATCACGCCTAGCAGCCTCACTCCCCCAGAACCTAGAGTCCGTGGCCTTCTCAACAGCCACCGCACCATCGACGGCTCGACTAGGGGTTCAGTCGGTGGGTAGTCTGACAATCAATACGGATTTAATCGGGTACGTTAGCCGTGACGGCGGGACTACTTGGACCACAGCAAACCTAGTCCTCGTCGAAACATTAGCTGATGGGACGAACTATTATGAGGACTCTAGTATAGACATCTCTGGTCAACCATCAGGCACCGATATGAAGTACAAAATCACTTTCGCAGGCGCAGCACTAACAAGTGTTAATGGTGCCTTGTTGCAATGGAGTTAATGACATGAGTGCTAAAAGACTATCCTTCCCCATATCACCTCGTAATAAAAGGGACAGCCTCCTTGCTGACTGTGATTGGACACAACACGCAGATGCACCTGTAGATAAGGCGGTATGGGCAACGTACCGTCAAGCCCTACGGGATGTTCCATCACAGCCAGACTACCCAAGAATTATTGTTTGGCCACAGGAGCCTACAACATGAGTAAGATTAGTGTAGACGCAATCACAGATGAAGCTGGCACAGGTAAGCCTGACTTTTCTAATGGATTGACCAGCAGCGGTAATGTTGGGATTGGCACGACTCCAGAGTCTTGGAACTCGGTTTTCAATGGCGTTCTGCAAGTTGGCACCAACGCAGTTGTAGTTTCTACAGCGGGAAGCGCACAGATTGGTTCTAACTTCTATTATGATGGCGCTTACAAACGTATTAGGTCTGACTTTTCATCCAGAATGTATCAAGCCAATGGTGCCTATGTCTTTGAAACCGCTGCAACTGGAGCCGCAGATTCTGCAATCACTTTCTCAGAGTCCATGCGGATTGATGCCAGCGGTAGTTTTCAACTTTCTCCTGCCAGTAATCAAGGGACGTTTCGTTTCGGCAATCAGCAAGGAAACGGCTCAGGAATAGGGGCGCAGTTCTATTTAGACAATAGTCAGAGCATTTGGTATAACTCTACAACAAGCACAGGAGATAAATACCACGCCCAATTTATCAACGGTAACGGATTAGTTGGGCATATTAAAACAAACGGCTCCGCAACTGCCTACAACACATCTTCTGACTACCGCCTAAAGACTGACGCACAGCCAATGGCAGGTGCCTCTGCTCGTGTCCAAGAACTGAACCCAGTAAACTTTGAGTGGCTATCTGATGGCACTCGTGTTGATGGCTTCCTTGCACACGAAGCACAGGCTGTAGTTCCAGAGGCTGTCACAGGTACTCAAGACGCAATGAAGGACGAGGAGTATGAAGTTACTCCAGCGGTCCTAGACGATGAGGGTAACGTAACAACAGAAGCCGAAATGGGTACTCGCAGTGTACCTGACTATCAGGGCATTGACCAAAGCAAACTTGTACCTCTGCTAACCGCTGCTTTGCAAGAAGCACTCGCAAAGATTGAGTCAATGGAAACACGTCTCACAGCCTTAGAAGGATAAACATTATGGCTAACCAAGACGCTTGGCACGTCTCTAAAAGTGTGCCTGCAACCCTGCTGTTAGGTCTCGGGACTCAAGCGGCAGCGATAGTTTGGACGGTCAGTACTATGCAAGCTGACATCCAACGTAATACTCAAGACCTCATCTCATTTACGTCTCGAATGGTTAAAGTTGAGGAAATGGTCCAAGACCAAGCCGTCTCGATGGGACGTATTGACGAAAACATCCAACACATACGCAAGGCCGTCGAACAGATGGCTCTATCGCGTTAGGAGAAACCAAATGAAACTAGACCCAATCGGCGGTATCGTCGAGGGACTAGCGACTGGTTTAGACGAACTTTTTACATCTGATGAAGAGCGTGAGGCCGCTAAGTTAAAGCTACAAACTTTGATGCAGCAGCCTCACATCTTGCAAGCAGTAGCGAATATCGAAGGTGCCAAGCATCGCTCGGTGTTCGTTGCTGGCTGGCGTCCAGCTATCGGCTGGGTCGCTGCCCTTGGGCTTGCCTATCAGTACCTCGTCTTACCATTTGCTGGCCTAATCAATGCATACCTCAAGTTACCCGCAGAGCTTCCAGACCTAGAGAGCGACCAGCTAATGACGCTTGTACTCGCCCTACTCGGCCTTGGTGGAATGCGGACATTCGAGAAGTTTAAAGGGGTATCCAAATGACCGAAAAAGAAATGATGGAGCTTCTGCATAAAGCACTCGCAGAAAACCTCCTACTTCGGGTTCAAGACCCTGAAGCTAAGTCGGCAGACCTTAATGTCGCCAGACAGTTTCTAAAGGACAATCACATCGAAGGATTACCTGCAGAGAACTCCATGCTCGGAGACCTCGTAAAGACCCTTCCAAACTTCGCAGACGACGACACAGACGCCTCAGAAATGCGTCACTGATCGTTCAGGGTGTGTAGGGTGCCTAGCGCCCCTACCGCCTCTCTGTGGCCCTCTCAGGAGACTATATGTTTAAAGAGACAACCTCTCTAGGAATACCAACAGATCAAGACCCTCTAAGCGACTTCCGCAAGTTCTTGTTTGTCTGTTGGAAGCACCTAAACCTCCCCGACCCTACCCCAGTTCAATACGATATAGCCAAGCACATCCAGAACGGCGACAGACGTATTATCGTGCAGGCTTTCCGTGGTGTAGGTAAATCGTGGATTACATCGGCATATGTAGTCTGGCTGCTATACATGAACCCACAGCTTAACATCTTGGTCGTATCAGCATCCAAGACACGTTCAGATGACTTTACGACCTTTACGCTGCGCCTCATCAACGAGATGGAGGTACTACAACACTTGATGCCTCGCGGTGACCAGCGAAATTCAAAGATTAGCTTTGATGTTGGGCCAGCCGCAGCGTCTCACGCACCCTCAGTGAAATCTGTAGGTGTTACAGGTCAGCTTGCAGGGTCTCGCGCTGACGTATTGATTGCAGACGACATCGAAGTGCCAAACAACTCCGCCACACAGGGCATGAGAGATAAGCTCTCAGAAGCTGTAAAAGAATTTGACGCTATCTTGAAGCCTCACGGTCGTATCATCTACCTTGGTACACCGCAGAACCAAGAGAGCCTATACAACAAACTACCGGATCGTGGTTATAGAGTGCGCATCTGGCCAGCTAGGTATCCCAATGAGGACCAGTTGGTGTCTCTAGGTGACAAGTTGGCCCCAAAGGTCCGGCGAGAGCTTGAGGATGATGAGGAACTTATAGGGAAATCTACAGACCCTAACCGCTTCTCAGACTTTGATCTGATGGAACGGGAAGCATCCTACGGTCGATCAGGTTTCGCTCTACAGTTCATGCTTGATACAAGG